CGATTTCCACAATGTTTAACTGAATGCTTGCCGGAGCAATTTTTTGTAGATGTTTAACGGTTAATTTACTAAATGAGGTTGCGCTGCTGTAACCAATCACTTAAAATGAGAAACAAAAACAAATAGGGATTTGGTTGAAATAAATTGAAATAAGCGGGTATTGATAAAAGATTATTTCGGGATATAATGGGAAATAAGGAAAACAAAAGGAATAATAAAATGGCGCGAAAATCTTTTATATCCAGTCTCCCGAAAGACGTTGTTCTAGAGTTAAATGATGTTATTCGACAAAATGAATACGGAGACCATGAAATCAATGTGGCATGGTTGAAACAGAAAGGTTTTCAGGCCTCTAGGTCGGCTATGCACCGCTATACTGCGGAATTAAAGTCTAGAGACGGTTTTGATGGTTCTGCCGGTTCTTTCAAACTAATGGCTGATTTAACGGCTAAAGACAGCAACCTTGATCTACTCTATCAAGAACTGGGGCAGATTGAATTTAGAAAGCAAGAAATCTTAGAAAGAATTCGGGAATTAACGGGAAAATAAAGAAAGGGGCATTAGCCCCTTTTTTGTTATTTTCATAAAATTGCAAAATGGGAAAAAATTTTCAAAAATCGCCAATATAACCGCGAATTTTGAGAAACGTTAAAACGGATTTAAATAGCGTTTAAATGGTGTTTAAATTAAATCGTGACCAATAAAAACCACTTGGCCCAGCACCTCAAAATTAAAATTATCTTCAAACATCAATTCTATTGGGGCGTATATATCTTTGTTATCACTAATCAAGCGAATACCGCCTGGAATCCCCTGCACACGTTTAACCCAAAGCTGATCACCGGAGCGGATAATATAAATTTGCCCATCGCGCGGCGTAGTGGCGGCGCGGTTGACTAATAACATATCGCCATGGTGTATTGTCGGGGTCATACTATCGCCGGAAGTTAGAATAAACGCCAGCTTATTCTTCTGTAAGCCCCTTTGGAATAACCACTGCGGGCTTAGTCCTATAAAGTCATCCGGTACATATGCATCATCATTGAGTGCGCCAAACCCCGCTGAAGCGAAGGTGTTATAAAACGGCACATTAACAAGGTCTTCGGGTTGTTTGAGTAAATTAATGCCATAAGTTGCCGTTGGCTCTTCAATTATATTTTTTAGTTCTTCAGGCTCAAACCCTAATGCTTTCTGAACTTCTACTGGGAGTGAGGAATAGTGATATTCAAACACATTGCCTTTTACGCCTGGAACACGTCTTCTTTGCCAGTTTTCTTTTTTGGCTCTTTGTGCAATCCCTTGGGGGGTTCCAGCTAACCCTTCAATTCCTATTAAATCTTTAATTAAGATCCACTCTTTCATTTAAAACTCCTTAAAAGAAAGAAACTTTCTTTTTATTTTCTTTTAAAATAACCATTGTAAATCAAACACTTAAAAGGGAATTGCAAATTTTAAGAAATTTTTAAAAGAAAGTGTTTGACTTTCGTTTAAGCTTTAATTTAAAATTTAAACGAAAGCAAGGTGTAACCCCTAGGGTTTACACCTAGTTTAACCTAAAGCAAGTTTAAATGAAATGCAGGGAGAGGTTTATGCAGAAAAAAGATTGGAGCAGAAAACGCATTGTGTATGAGTTGCATGAGCGCAACATTACACTGCATTCGCTTTCTGTAAAATCAGGCTTAGCTCCCTCCACGTTGAAAAATGCGTTGCGAGTAAGCTATCCGAAAGGGGAAAAAATTATCGCTGAAGCTATCGGCGTACCACCTCAAGAAATTTGGGCTGCACGTTATGCAGAAAGGGAGAGCCGATTATGTGGATAACAACACAAGATTTAATAGGTTTGCCCACTATGCCAAAAACAAGTCAAGGCATTAACTTTAGAGCAAAACAAGAAAACTGGGAACGCCGTAGAAAACAGGGCGTAAAAGGCAACGTATTTGAATATGCCTTATCTTCCCTCCCTCAAGAAACCCAAGTAGAACTTTTATTAAAACAAAGTGCGGTAGAAATTTCTGATGTTTCGGAAACACCCCGCCGTAAAGAATTGAACTACCTTCCGGAAGTGATTTGGAAACCTTATGAAAAGGCGACCAATAAACAGAAGGAAGAAGCAAAGGCGAAACTTACTCCTTTGTACAAGTTAGATGATTTAGTGCGAAACAATGTGGAATTAATGACAGCGTTAGACATGGTATCAGGTGAATTTGACGTGACAAAAGGCTCACTAAAACGCTGGTATTACAAAGTGCGGTCATTTGAACGCACTGATTGGCTGCCACTATTGTTGGATAAACACAAGAACAAAAAAGCCGGTAAAAAAGCAGACTGTACGCCTGAAGCATGGGAAGCATTCAAAGCGGATTATTTCCGCCCGGAACGCCCACAATTCGGCAGTTGCTACGAACGCTTAAAACGTGCAGCCCGTGAAAACGGCTGGACGATTCCGTCGGCAAGCGGTGTGAAGCGCAAAATTGAACGCGAAGTGCCGAAACTGGTACAGGTGCAATTACGCGAAGGCGATCATGCCGTTATGCAGTATTACCCATCCATGCGCCGCACGGTAGCGGAAATTGAAGCTCTTGAATGGATCAACGGTGACGGCTATCAACATAACGTATTCGTACGTTGGCATAACGGCGACATCGTGCGTCCTAAAACATGGATTTGGCAAGACATTCGCACCCGTAAAATCTTAGCCTACCGCGTAGATTTAAGCGAAAACAGCGACACCATCCGCTTGAGTTTAATGGATTTGATTTGGAAATACGGTATTCCAAAAAAATGCACCATTGATAACACCCGTGCAGCGGCAAACAAATGGATGACCGGGGGCGTAAAAAACCGTTACCGCTTTAAGGTGAAAGACGATGATGTGACAGGGATTATCCCATTGTTAGGCATCGAATTATTGTGGACATCCGTGCAATTCGGAAAAGGTCACGGGCAAGCGAAACCGATTGAACGTGCCTTTTCTCACGGTGGTTTAGGCGAGTTAGTAGATAAACACCCAAGCATGGCAGGCTTTTACGCCGGTGAAAACATTTACAACAAGCCGGACAACTACAACGGTGGGAAAGACGGCGTGCCGTATGAAACCTTCATCATGGCGTTAGAAGACGGCATACGCACGTTTAACGAGCGCGAAGGCAGACAAACTGAAATTTGCCAAGGTATTTACAGTTTCAGCCAAGTGTTTGAGCGAGATTACGCCAAGGCGCATATTCGCAAGGCAAGCGCGGAACAAATGCGGTTCTTAATGCTGATGAGTGAAGCGGTAAGCCTAAAAAAAGATGGGTCGTTTGAACTATCAGCAGGTGGCAAGGTGAACAACCGTAAAAACCGCTATTTAGCGACAGATTTAATCGCTACAACGCACCGCAAAGTAGTGGTTAAGTTTGACCCGCAGGATCTGCACAACAAAGTGTGGGTTTATGGCTTAGACGGCATGTTTTTGGCGGAAGCAAAATGTACAGAAGCGGTGGCATTTGATGATAAAGCAGCCGGTCGTGAGCATGATAAAGCCCGCAAACAATTTGTAAAAGCTAATAAACAGGCAGCTAAAGCACAGCTCACTATGAATGCGCAAGAAGCAGCACGTTATCAGCCTGAATTTGAGGAAGAAGACCCACCGGAGCCGAAAATTATTGAAATGATACACCGCGAAGGCACAACCCTGCGCAAGGTCGCCGTAGAACCGGACGAAGATGAATTAAACGAATTTCAACTCGGTTGGCAAAAAGGCCTTGAAATGATGAAAAAAGAAAAAGGGCTTTAAACGCCGTTTAAAGCCGAATTATAGGAGATTTCAAAATGAAAAAATTAGTATTTATGCCACTCGATATAATCGAACAACTCAAAGAACAAAAAGTACTAAAACAAGATGATACTTTTGTTAAAGAATTGTTTGCTAAAGACATTAAGGATTTCGAAAGAACTTGGGATTCTGAAATTCATCAAGCCAGTCTGGGAGATATTCCTGAATGGCAAGCTGATAGCTTGTCACTGCTTGCCAGAAAGTTTGAACTGGTTGAAGAATTGTTGAGCCTTGAAAAAGATTATCCGTTAATGCCGCAACGGCTTTCAAACTACCGGAACGCGTTAAAGCACGCCATTCAAAGTAGATTAAAAGACTAAAGGATAAAGAACAGCTAAAACCATATTGAGTCGCGATGTTTTTTAGAAATTGTTCTCTCTTTTCTTTCGTATCCAGCAACCAAAAGTGGTTGTTTAGTTCGGAAAATAAGGGTTCCAACGATGAAAAAGAAAACTCAGTAATAGCAAGAAATGCCCGAAGCTGATTCATAGATGCAAAATTTAAATAAGTTCGTATTTTATCGGTTTGTTTAACGGCAACTTGATGAACAAGTGCTTCAATCTTTTCATCATCAATTTCTAAAAAATGAAGCATAAGACCTCCAAATAAGTAAGGGAAAACATTATGACACTAATTGACCAAATCAAACAACTACTCGACAAGCAGGTTTACACCCAAAGTGAGATTGCCAAACAATCCGGCATGTCGACCGCTACATTAAGCTCGTTTTTGAAGGGGGCGTACACCGGTAATGTGGTCAGGGTAGAAAACGCCTTGAACAAATGGTTATCAAACCGTGAAAAGAAAGAAAAAGTGTTTGTGGAAGCACCACAATTCATTGAAATTCCAACGGCTAAAAAGGTGTTTTCTGTCCTAGACATGGCAAAAATCCTGTCGACCATGGTGACAGTGTACGGTGCAAGCGGTGTGGGCAAAACCAAAGCCTGCCAAGAGTATGCGAAAAGCAATCAAAACGTATGGATGATCACTGCAAGCCCTGCACGTGCGACGTTGAGTTCGCTTCTGTATGAGCTTGCCATGGAGCTGGGGATTAACGATGCACCACGTCGCAAAGATCGCCTATCTCGTATGATTACCAAAAAGCTGAAAGGCACGCAAGGCCTAGTCATTATTGATGAAAGCGATCACCTCCCCTACGACGCTTTGGAAGAGATCCGAATCATTCAAGAAGAAACTGAAACAGGATTTGCGCTGATTGGTAACGATAAAGTTTATACCCGAATCCAAGGTGGCGTAAACCAAGCTCATGAATACGCCCGTTTATGGTCACGTATTGGTAATAACTGCGGTGTAAAAGCCAGCACAAAGGGAGATATTAAGGCCATAGCGCAAGCATGGGGCTTAGATATTACAGATAAAGATTTGATGACTGTGCTTTATGACATCGGCGGAAAAGCAGGCGGATTGCGCGCATTAACCCAATATTTACGCCTTGCCGGCATGACAGCCAAAGGACAAGGCACGGTGATCACCTTAGATCTGATTTTAACTGCACAGGCACAGATGAAAGGAGCCAACTAATGGAAAACATCAACAAAATTAACCGCACTTTACGCGAACAAACCAAACCGCACCCGGTATTTGGTGGGTGCAACAAAATCGCACTGGGATATTTATCACAAACACAAAAATGCGTGTATGAACTAAACAAAATGGGGCTTCACGTGTTGAGTATTGATTTTGACAAAGTTAAGCCACGCGTACGCATTGAGCCTAACACTACCACAAAAAAACTTGAGAAAACTGGGCGCGCTCTTGCATATATCCAAGGCAATGACGGCGCGCACTGGGCCGAATACCAAATGATGGTAGAGGGCATCAAGGTAATTTGGCGCAGTTATTTACATTAATCAACAACAGGAGAAAACCATGGCTAAAAAAGCAACCCGAATTAAGACAGACACCTTTGCAGTGCGCTATCAAACGCGCGATGAAGTAGAAGTGGCAATTAAAGAAATCGGCGATTTAAACCGTGAATTAGAGCGTTTAGCAATCGAACAAAACGACAGTTTGGCCGAGATTACGGAAAAGTACGCGCCATTGATGAACGCGGTGAAAGAAAAACTCGCACCAAAACAAGACGCAGTGCAAGCATGGTGCGAAAGCCGACGTGATGAACTCACTAATAACGGTAAAACCAAAACAGGAACATTTAACACCGGTGAAGTGCAATGGAGGCAACGACCGCCAAGTGTTGGTATTCGTGGCGCAGACAGCGTATTAGAAAGTTTACGCACATTAGGGCTGGTTAGATTTATCCGCACGAAAGAAGAAGTGAACAAAGAAGCCATGTTAAATGAGCCGGAACTGGCCGCAACCGTGGCAGGTGTGACGATTAAAACTGGTGTGGAAGATTTTGTGATTACACCGTTTGAGCAAGACATTTAAAACCTATTTAAACGCTCTTTAAACCCTGTTTTAAGGGGCGTTAATAATATGTTTTAACTAACAAAGGAGTAAATGAATGAAGAAATTTGTAGTAAGAATGGAATGCTTGGTTGAAATACAAGTGGAAGCCGACAGTATTGAGTCCGTGAAAGAGAAATACTGTGACTTGAACACTGATGAATTAGACAGCCTACCGAAAGCAATTACCGAAATTTATGACGTATTTGAAGTGGAGGAAGTGTGAATACAACACAATTAACCCCACGACTCAAAAGTACAAAAATCAGCGAATGGCTGATAAGTTTTGCAAAGGTAAAAGGGAGCTAATGATGAGCAGACAAAACATACCACAGCAAATAGTTGACTTGCAAACATTGCTAGAAATAGCCAAAGACAACTGGCTAGAGGGTAAAACGCAAGATGCAGTTAAATTATTACAACGAGCCAAGCGTGAAATAGGCTTGGTGATTTGGCGGGCAGTGCCGAATGGGGAGGTGAATTAAGATGGTAACTATTGATAAAGAGTGGTTTGAACATTGCGTGCAAGTGCATGATTGGGATGGCGAATATTTGTTTTTAGGCTGTCATGCCTTACCACAATGTCGTCAGTATTATCTTTTACCGTGCAATGTGTTACCACAAGGGAAAAGTAAAAAAATGAGAGTGAAAATTTTTGGCCATCGTTTTTACTATGATGCGCCGGTAGAAAGAATTGCTTATGTGGAACCACATAAGGTTAAAAGCGTATCAGAAAGACTTGTTTAAATCAAAAAGAGGAAAAAAAGATGAACTACAGCGACTATATAAAAATGACCCAATGTGGCATTTACAGCATTACATTCCCAACGGAAAACCTTGTTGAGACGTTGGAAACGGCCGAGTTGGCTGAACGTAATGGCGAAAAATTTGAGATCGTAAAAAACTTACTCACCGGCAAAAAAATCACGCAATTTGAGGACGGCGGACTGTTTTTCTCAATTCGCGCAGAGTTTAAACACGCCACCAAAGAACAAATTGCCTATAAAGCTTCGGAGTTTAAACTGGATGGAAAAAATGAAAAAGAAGCGACTTATTTAGCGAAAATTGCAGTGTTTGAAGTATTGCCGCCATCAAGCGAGATTTACAACATTTTTTACAACCCACACACAAACATTTTAATTATTAATAGTCATTCCAAACGCAGTAAAACTGCACTTGTGCAGCTTATTGAAGTGTTTGGCTTAATCGGGGTGAAATCAATTATCTTATCCACCGAAAAGCTCGGTATTAACCGTAAATTTGCCGATTACCTGAATAACGGTACACCATTATTTAATACGATTGGATTTGACTTTGAAGCAACCTTGAAACGTAAAACCGAAGATGATGAAACTCACCGCACTTGTCGCCATTTAGACACGGAAGACGGCAAAAATAACGCCTTGCACGCACTTAGTGAAGGGTTTACTGTGCAATCGTTAGCAATGCGTTACGAAGACGAATATCAATTTAGTATTCGTTTTAAGTTAGACGAACACTTGCGTATCCGGGCTATAAAGTTTAAGGACTATGCTGACACTGCCCGAATGTTACGTTCAGACTCGCCGGCTAAGCATCAAATTTTGTTTGATTATCTTGACGGTCAATATTGGGTGTTAAATCGCATTGTTAAAAACACCGTACTGGAATTTGCCAAAGAAACCAAGATCGAAAAGTTTGTATAAAACCCATTTACAGCCCATTCAAATCTCCCCTAACCCCTCTTTGCAAAAGAGGGGGATTTAAGTGGGCTGAATAATGTGTTTTAAGGAACAAAAAAATGATTTATACCAAACCGAAACTAATCCAGTTAATCCATATTGCCAAGCAAAAGCTCAGCATGGATGAATACAGCTATCGTGCCATGCTAGAACGCCTTACCGGCAAGCAAAGCACAAAACAAATGAGCATGGCTGAACTCATGCAAATCATGCAAGAGTTAGAAACCAAAGGCTTTAAAAAAACTGCCCGCAAACATAAATCCCCGCCTAGCCAAAGTGCGGTTGGAAAAAGTCGAATTATTACCAAAATCCGCGCAGTTTGGATTGAAATGGCTAAAGCCGGCATCGTGCGGGATAGCTCGGAAATAGCATTAAACCGCTTTGCCATTGGCATTATTAATACAATGCTTGAAAAACAAGGCAATAACTTACGAATGCTGAATTTACAGAGCTTAAACGATTACCAAGCAAGCATTGTATTGGAACGATTAAAACAATGGGCAAAACGCGGAGGGCTGCATATATGAAATTGACCCGTTGTCCTGTGTGCCACAGTGACATACATTTAGATCAATTGTTGGAAGATGACGCCGGCCGTGAATTGCTGGCGTTAATCGTCGGGTTAAAAGGCGATAATGCCCGCGCGTTAGTGAGTTATATCGCCCTATTTCGCCCTGAAAAATCTAATTTGAGCAACACCCGCGCATTAAAGCTGATGCAGGAAGTGTTGGAGTTATACGCGCCTAGCCCGTTATTATCTCATGCGTTGCAGGAAACCGTTAATGCCGTGCATAAGAAGCGGCGTGATAGTCGCAATGTAGCGGCATTAGTTAACCATAATTATTTAAAACAGGTGTACGAAACCGCCCGTCCGCAATTTGCAGTGGTGCGCAACGAACAAGGCAAAGTGTTTTACCAAGACGAATTAAGCCAAGCCAAGCAAGAGGCGGATAAGAAAGCGGAAGCCGTGCAATATATTGAACGCTACGCGGTAATGGGGCAGCTGGATATGGTGAAACATACCCAAGAGTATGTAATTTGGTTAGAATGGAAGAAGGAAAAGGGAGAATTATGATGACCGACAAAGATATTTTTGAAGAAAAAGCACCTGATGTGTTGGCGGATTTGGCTAAACACATTGAAACCGAGTTGGCCAGAACAGGAAAAGTTGAACAGGAAGAGGCAAAACATATCGGTATTGAAATTGCCCAAACCATTGCGAAAAACTGGGGCGGCGAGTTAATTTATATCCCTCGTAATTTAGTGTTGCTACTAAGCGAACGCGACCGCAAAATATTTAATGAATTTGATGGATCTAACCATCGCGAATTAGCGCGAAAATACCAAGTATCAATGCAATGGGTGTATAAAATTGTCAAGAAAGTCACCAAAGAAGAAATCGCTAAACGGCAGTTTGATATGTTTGGAGAACGATAACCGCTAAAAGTGAGAAAGTTGGTTTTTAGGACTTGATTTCAGAAGTAAAAACGTTTATTTTTGCGATCAGGTTCTCAAAAAACCAAACGAACGGCAAGCACAGCCGACCTACCGTGCTATTTTTTACCTGAAATTCAGGTGGAGAAATAAAAACCAAAATAAACCAATGACCGACAGTGCGAGGAATACAAGACCGCAAGGGAATAACTCCGCTGTTTTCGTTTACAGTTTTGAGCTGTCGGTCGCCCTACTCAAAATAGGGTCTATTTTCAAATAGGAATAAACGAAATGACAGCTTTTCCAATCTCAACCTTTACAGGTTCAATTCTTAATCAATCCGTTCAGCTGGTCAATGCCAGAGATCTTCATCAAGTATTACAAAGCAAACAAGATTTTTACAACTGGATTAAGAATCGAATTTTAGACTATGAATTCGCGGAAAACATTGATTTTATCGGTAACAATAAAATTATTGTTACCGAGGCGGGCTTTCTTGGCAAGCGCGAAAAAGTCATCAAAGAGTACCATTTAACCATTGATATGGCGAAAGAACTGTGCATGATTGAGCGCACCAAAATCGGGCGTGAAGTGCGCCGCTATTTTATCCGTATGGAAAAAGAAGCCCTTGACGCGCGCCAAGCCTTTCTTGCGCCGACGGTTGCCACCAATGCAGTCCACATCAGCAAAGACCGCTACATCGAACTGCTGGAAATCGAAAACCGCCTGTTGCGCACCGGC